TACATCTCACCACAACTACGATCCTGAACAAGATACTTATCTACCACCTGACGCAAACCTGCATAGGTGAATAGCATATCTCGTTCGTGATCCATCCAAGAATTGATCTTGGACCACTCTTCGTATGTGTACTTATCAAGAATTTCACTATCATATACACCCTTCTCAACACAGTTGTAACAGTGGTCAAGAACAGAGGGGTATCCTTCTACCCATGATGGTCCAAAGACTTGCTTACGAACTCCAAACAGCAGCAGACGAGCAGCGACAAACTGATAGTTTGGATTATCAAGACTGATGAGGTCGCTAGCAGAACGCACAAGGATCTCTTGAATATCCTTCGTTTCGATACCATCGAAGAACTGCAGACCCGAGTTCATCTCCACCTGAGAGGCGCTTACACCGCTTCCTAGACCCTCACATGCCTCTTCTACCATCTTATGAATTTTGTCTAGGTTCAGCGCCTCTACAGCGCCGCTACGCTTCTTTACTTTAATCCCAACTCCGTTTGTCATACTTTTTTCCAGTCGTTAAATTTTAGGGTTGCTTCGAGTCCCCGATAGACGTTAGATTCTACCAGGGTTTGTACATCATGTCCAGCAAGATGCATGTCATTGATGTCTTTCTGTTGTATTTTCTTAGGCCAAATGACTACCTGATCTCCTCGGTCAATGACTTTGGAGATTCGGGCGACGATTTCTCTGTTGCGTGGTTCATTATCAAAAATCCAAATATAATTGCTCCAACCAAACGTCCGAACATCAGCATCGGACCCAGCCATAGCAACCGAGTTTTCCAAGAAGGTTGAGTCAAATGGTCCCTCTACAATATAAACAGGTTTGTCGTCTTTTATTCTATCCAGTCCGAAGATCTTGGGTTGTTCCTCGTCCAGCATGATCGTGATGTATCTTAGTTTTGCCTTAGGGGCTAGCGATCTGCCTTGGTATCCAAACAGGTTACCTTCTTTGTCTCGGAATGGGATAATAATACGTGGACTATCTTGTCTGAGGTTATCAAACATCTTCTTTTGTTCATTTGTCCAAGCTTTAAACTTAGGACAATAGTAGAAGTAATCTAGATCTTTGATGCCTCGCTGTTCAAGATATTCTCTCGCTGGGTGAGAAATATTTAGCGAAGAAATCTTTTCAAGATCGGTATCACGTTTAACAAATTTGGGTGCTTTAAAGTTAAATTTAGGATTTGGTACAGTAGTTCCCTTACCAGTCCTACCATCTTTGAATTTCTCCATGACATATTGATCATGGAGCATTGTGTCTTGATCCTTTAAAAAATTAGCAAGTGTCCTACCCATGCCACAGTTATGGCATTTGAACACAAAGTCATTCTTGATCTTAAAAAGATATCCCCTCGCCTTATTACGCCTCTTCTGACTGTCGCCACAGTAAGGACACCTGAAGTTGTACAGGTCTGCCTTCTTGCGAGAGAAGAGGGTAAGGCGAGGGGATACTAGTTGTATAAATTTAACGTCAAGAAAGCTCACTAACAGGCATCACCACTGCAGATATACTACCAGAGGATGTCTGTGGCGTCAAGACTTTGATGATGGGTGGGACCACTTGTAATACTGCTACAAGGGTAGCGAGGACTGCTCCTGCACCGACAACAAAGCGGGCATTCGTATCAACTTTTTTCTGTAGGGATGTGACCCTGGTGTGAATAAGTTCATTGTCCTTTTCATGACGAGCTTTCATCTCCTCAAGCATTTGAAGGATAAGATTATCAGCACGTTCGCTCTCATCCAGTCTATTTTCGTGGCGTTCCAAAACAATAGCAATTTTGTTGCTATTATCAGAGATGGTTGTTACCGCTCTCTCAAGTTTGTCAAGCATCTCTTTGGAGAGATCTTCATAAATATCGAGTTTTGATTCTAAAACTGCTAATTTACCAAGACCGAATGCCATCAGACATTTCTCACTGCGAAGTCTAGAGCGGACTGATAAGATGCTGCGTCTTTGTTTAGCATGTACTGGAACTGTTGCTTGTGTGTATCATCCAGTTGTGCATAACATGCAGCAATACGCTTAGCAGAATAGTTGTCTAGATTTTGTACGCTACCGTCAGAGAACTGTACCTTTGCAAAGGAACCTTCACCCTGTGGGTTGAGTTCAGAAGTTGCAACGTCGAGTGCAACTTGGATCACGTCTTGGTTTTCAGTCATAATTTCACCACTTGGTTCATAAGAATTTTTTTGTTGGACTTTCTTCTGCTGGTCTGATGCCTTCTTTTTGAAGTCAGACAGACGAGCTTTCATAAGAGTGTCCATCTCTTTTGTTTTGTTCGTAAGTTTTTGCTTTGCTTCCTTACGCTTGTTCTGCATCTCCTTCTGGCGGTTTAGTTTTTTGCCTTGCTGGATCTGCTTCTGTGCCCTCTCTGTGTCAGACACAATTGCCTCATCAATTTGAGATTCTACTTGTTCTTTCATTTTTCTTTTTTGGATACGATCGAAGAGAGAGCGGGCACCTTTAGTGCGCCCATCAACTTTATCATTACCCTTCTTATACTTACGATGCTGCTTAGGTTTAATAAAGACAAAAGCAGGTGGCAGTGCTAGACCTTCTCCAGATCCAGCAATGTTTGCCATCTCATTCAAATTAGATTCAGACTCTTTAGACATTCCTCGTCAGCATCAGTAAAGTTGGGTGGTAATCTATTTAGAAACAACATAAAGGCAGTGATTTGACGCCAGTATGTTGCCTCCGTCTTATAAAAAAGCAGCGGAGTCGCTGCTTCACCAAACACATTATACAATACAATCACATGATTTAAAATCAAATGAGTTTTGAGTTCCCCCGTCGTCGCGTATCTCTTAAGCAGTCGTTTGATGTACTTAAATCTCTTTAAGTCTTCTTCAAAGTCAGCATAAGTTACGGACGACGGGTTGTTATAATTTTGAATGGCAAAGAATAACCAGTTATCTGGTGTCAATTCATCAAAATTCATTTAGATCATGCGAAAGTTAGTGATGCGCTATTAGAGATGACTTCTTCAGCACCAGCAGTTGAGGTGATCTTAACACGGAACTTATAACCATCAAGATCTGCCTTAGCACCAGCAGTAATTGCAAGTGTTGCAGTGCTAGAACCACTGAATACACCAGCGTCGGTAACGTTGGTCCAGCGAGTTCCAGTTGCGGTTTGACGCTGCCACTGATATAGAAGTGATCCAGTAGTTGCTGCTGCAGTAACAGCGAATGCAGATGCAGCAGTATAAGGATCAGCAGCACCAGTAACGTTAGCAGGTTGTGCGCTGATGGTAATTGCAGAAGCAACGTCAGCAGCAACAGCGTCGTCAGAGTCAGCAGTGTTAGCAGGAGCATCTTTGAATGATACTAGGTGCTCGCACTTGTGGCGAGTCTCACCAGAAGCATCAGTGTATGAAGTATAAGACCACCAACCAGGAGCAGTGAGACCACGCTCTCTGTTTTCCGCTAGAGTTGCTTCAGTATCATCAATGAAGATGACTCTTGCAGCAACAGCAGCATTACCTTCAGCACCAGCGGTAGCATTAGTGTTACCGTCATGTGCTACGAGCGTACCGTCAGATTCGTACTTCTTAACGGAAGCCTTCTCAGTTGTGTTTAGAACTTTGATTGATTGTGCTTGCGTTTCAGCACGACTATACAAGGACATGGATACGTACTCCAGTTGATAAACTAATTTTCCTAATTTTTATTTATATTCTCAAGCTTCTTCGCGCTTCTGGATTGCCTGTTCGACAACCGCAAATAGTTTATCATCCATATCTGTCTTGGTTAGTTTGACTGCCTTGCCTAGAATGAGCAAGCAGATATCAACTAGCTTCTCACCAAGTTCCTCGTCGTCGGGAAGTTTGGCAACAGCGTCTGAAATAATTTTGGATGCGAGTGGGAGTAGAAAAGCGAGCATTGTATGACCCTCAATGAGCCATACTATTTATTTCTTTGCCTTCTTTTTTTCTGGGAGTCCTTTGTGCTTTGTAGATGCAAAGTCTTTTACATCTTTTTTCTTCATGCTGGAAGCAACTTTGGCAACCTCAGGCGATGACGCCCCCTCACCTTTTTGAGCAGCTCTGACCATACCCATGAATTTTTGCTGCTTTTTGGACACTGCCTTCTCGGCAATGACAAGATCAGGATGTCTTGCATATAAAGGTCCCTCATAGTTGCCAGCAAAGACAGACTCGTTAGTTGGTTTAGTAGTCATGCCCTTTTGTCCATCATTGATGGTGGGCATGACTTCTACATTACCAGACTTTTTCTTCTTTGCTTTGCGTTCTTTATCTTTACATCCACACTCTTCGCGTAGTTGTTTGAATGTCTTCATTTTTTACCCTTCATTGCAATAATCTTGCTGACCTTCTTGCGACGTGCTAGGAGATACTTGTCAGACTTGTCATGATCACCGTCGTTATCAACGTCCTTGTCTTCCTTACCAACGGGATCAAGTTTCTTCTCGGTTAGTTCGTCTCCCTCATATTCTACACCTGCTTTAACACAGTTATCAACTGTCTTACCGCCCTTCTTCTTAGTACCAGCAAGTTTGTATCCCTTCCAACATGCCTTACCATCGAGACCTTTTGCCTTCTCGATTACATAGGTATCACCATCAATCTCATACTCTTCGCGCTCAAGAACTTCAGTCTCTTCAGCGACAGACTTTTCTTTCTTTGCTTCTTTTTTCTTCTTGGTGGTGTCTTGAATCTCAGCACCATGAGACTGAGGATCCATACCATCAAATGCTGCTTCAGACAAATGAAGATCAGGTGCTTCGGTATTCTGGAAGCAATCACCATCCATCCACTTACCATATTGCTCCATCAATCCAGACGAAAACTGATCGTTTGAATTAACGCTATTGATTGGTTTCTGGTAATTCATCGTTTAATAGGGACGTTCTTCTCGTATTATTTATAGATCTAATATTCTTAATCCACTCGCGAAACATATTTCCTTCTTCAGAGATTACGATAGCATAGTTGCCACCCACCCTGTGGATGTGTCCTTTGTCTCCTGTACGTGAAGACATAATAGCATCACCCTCTTTGAAGACTTCTGTATGTCGCTGTTGCTGACGCAGTGCTTCTTCTCTTAACTTTTTAAAATCTTTCATTTGAAATTGTCAGGTAGCGCCGCAGCAATCTCATCCATGAGAGCACGACAATCACGATCATTTAATGCTTTAGGAATACCCAATCTGAAATTTTGAAAGTCGCCAGCAGCTGCTGCACGTCTCATCTTAGTTCCAGAGATGGCAAACGTATCACCGTCAGCGTCTCTACTTCCAGAAGATCTGATCTCGATCTTCCTGAATGAGAAATCTTTTCCATTGTATTTATGAAGGAACTGCATGGCAGAAACCCTGTCAGAACCTACCAAAAACACCACCTCATTATATCCTGCTAGCATTAGATCTTGCAAGATAGCAACAGGTTGTTTTGGTCCTGAAAATATTTTACCACGATGTTCTGGGAACATCTTATTCATGTAGTATAACTTACGTTCTGGATGTAAGGGATTGCTACCCTTCTTATCTACAGTCTGTGAGATGTAGATACGATAGTCATGAGTGCCTGCTTCACGTTTGACACCCTTGAAATTCTCAGCATGACCTATCGTTGGAGGTTGAAACCTACCAAAAGTAAAGTAGCAAGTCTTACAATTTAACGCCATTGCTTCTGCAGAGTGAAGTTGTTGTATGCAAACTCCAAGCGATTAACAAACTTGATCATGCTGCCATCTTTATGCAGAACATATCCCTCAGGAGTCGTAACCTTATATCCTTTGTCAGTCTGAACGTATGTTCTAAACTCTTCCAGGTGGTCCAGTTTATCTATAACCATTTGCTTGACTGCCTGTAGTTCCTTATACAGTGCAAGCATTGTCTTGAACTTATAGACATTATCTACAACATAGTTCTGACTACCATACACAAGATTTCTTTTCTTAGTCAGGTTTGCAACTGTCTTGATCTTAGAAAGTTCCTTCTCCATCTTATCGCCATAGAAATTCAACATGGCATACATTGCTTCATCGATATTACCAATGCTACGAGCATTCTTAATCTCATTGTTGAAGAACTGCTTCAGATATGATGCAATATGAAACTTCTTATCACCCGTGGTGCCAGTAGCACCTACCAATTCATCAAGAAAAGGACCACAGATCTGACACATACGTTCGATCTTAGAGATATAATTATCAAACTTGGTCATCTCTGCACGAGAGAACCCAACCTTATGCATAGGCGTATCGTTCCTGACAATCAATACTTCAGGGATATCGTTGTAGGTATCAACAGGTGCTCCTGCCATTGCCTGCATTGTAGGAAGATCTGTTCCCTGATAATGAGTATGGAATACTACTCCGATCTTTGCTCTGCCAGCTTTTTTACCAATATCGTGGTCAGTAGGGATGCCATAAGTAATAGTGTTTGGTCGAAATGTGTAGAGTCGTTCGCCATCTACCGTCTCCGTTCTAATATCAGATGTAAATAAAAGATCTCCTTGAATAACTCCCTTGATACCAAGTTTGCTGAAGTATCGATAAGAGAACTTGAGTTTTTCTGCTAGGTCTCCATCGTACATAGAATCCACATCTTCTTCTGAATAGCAGATCTTTGGTGTGTCTTTGTTAAAGACAGACTTTGTTCCAACAAAGAAGATATCTGCAAGGGGATCCATGCCACAGATAACAGAAGGAGCACCGTCCCACTTGGTCTGCATGAAACCACTGCTCTCTTGCTGCCCCAACATCTTACGAAGTTCTTTCAAGAACGAGACTGCTGCTTTACACCCTTCGACGCCGTAGTTCAGCATCTCATCTTCCAAGTGCTCTAGGTGCTTGAGCTGTTTAATATTTGCCATCAGTCTAAGTACCCGTCCTCAGGAATGCTGAACACCGCTTCGCCGTTGAACTTGTACGCTGATTGTAGTTTATCAGGCCATGGGTCCGAACTGCCGCTTGTGTCACGAATGTTAAACTTTAATTCCATGACTGGTGTCTTGACCGTAATATCAACACGCTGTCCTGTGCCAGTTTTACCACCGTAATGGACAACTACTGAACTGACCCTGGTAGCACGATCACATAGTTGCTTAGTCATGGGGAAGTTCTTGATCGTACTTCCTTGCTTATGGGTGTAGTGATATCCATATCCAATAGAACCACGAATCATACCTTGCAATAGTGTTCTGTTGAATTGCGGACTGGGATCATTGCCACCACTCCTAACTTTACCATTGTATGCTTCATTGAAAATTCTACAAAACCTATCGTTGTTGATACCAAATGTTTCTAGAACTTTCAATCCTACATCAGTTTGAATAGAACCACGCTGTATATCTTCTTTAGTAAAAATCTTCTTTACACCTAAGTTAGACATGGTGGTTGTACCACTAGTCTTCAGGGAAAGATATATAACATTTGTTTTGGATCCTTTCTTTGTTGTTAGTGTAAGATCTGTAACTGTAGATCCAATGTCATAGTGTGATCCATCAGCATCACCAACTTTCCAGTTTCCATTTTCATATTTCAGTGGTCTCTTTTTATTTTCACCACCCTCGGCAACTACTTTTACTACTTGACAGTCTTCCAAATCATAATACTTAATCAAGTCATCAATAAATCCTTTGTATTGATTGTTAGAATAATCACCTTCTTCAATCCAATCATTCAATCCATTCTCAAGTTGCTCTTCAAATAGATTACCTCTATTTCCTGTGCCACGATTACCTCTGCTACCGTCGCCCCAGGTAATTTTGAAATTAGAATCTAGTCCAACTTGCTTTTTAATTTTACTTACATCAACAGTGCCCTTCAATCCACGCATGATCTTACAACTCTTACCTGCGTTAGTCTTAGGGTTAAATGCTAGTGCATCTTCTATACCATAGTGCTTCTTAATATGATTATAGAAATGAATGATTGGACCTCTGTACTTCTTATCAATACTGCTCCCTGCAAGAGCTCTCATCTCAGAGGAGTTTTTAGGTATGCTATTGAATGCCATAAGAAAACCTCCCGTCTAACTATTTAGAGGGAGGTCGTATTTATACATCGTATTTTGTCCAGAGTTTGCGAATGTTTTGAGTGATAGGAACACCGCCAATATATGTTTCCAAAAGTTTTCCTTCTTCATCAGCAATAATGAGAACAGGAGTAGCAGTTACATCATACTGTTTTGCAAGAGCAAGGTTCTCTTCAGGAATTGGTTCTTCACTCACATCTTCTAGTTGAACTTCTTCGATGAGTTTAGTACGCTCATCATTGAGAGCATTGAAGTATCGCTTTACCAGACCACAAGGACCACAAGAGTCCTTGGTGAATAAAATAAATTTAGTCGTCATCTTTTTTCTTATTGAATCCAAATGGTGGTAGTTTGTCTGTGAGTGCAAGTTTAAGTGCAACTCCCCCAATCGCTTCCATGACCTTGAGGACTTGTTCAGGTTTGACATCCTCCCCAAGTTCTTTGGCAACGTACCAATACTTAGGCCAAAACTCTTCGCCTGCCTTTTGATAATCTTCCAGTGTAAGAGTCTTCATCGGTCACCTGCCTGGCGATTTTCGGACATGTAAGCATCAAAAGTGCCAGCAGGATAACGCTTAGACAACTTAGTGATATTAGTGTCAAGCACTTCTTCCATACTGATACCCAGTGCTTGAGTTGCTTGAGCGACATACCACATGATATCTCCCAGTTCAATGATCAGGTGCTCCCTGTTGTCTTCGTTCCAGGGTTTGCCTTGGAAGACCATCTTCTTAATGATCTCAAGGAATTCACCACCTTCAGCATTGATCCCAACACCACTAGTAAGAAGACGCTCAATATTGGCACCCTCTCGATCAAGTTCGCCAATACGGTCAGCAAAGTCAACAAAGTTTGTTGAAGGATTTGACGTAACAGTAGAGACAAACTCTTCATACTTATTAAAATTAATCATACATTCCACTCAGCAAATTTGGATAAACGGTTTTGTGATTCAGCGAACTGTGAGAGTTGATCTCCCACGTCCTCAGTGTCGATGCTGATTTCGGAAGCATCATCCGCAACATCATACAGCCTCATCTTCGATCTGTCAATTCCCACCATGAATTTTCGTGAGGTAGCAAGGTCTGAGTACCTGTTCTTAAGTTGTTTGACCATGAGGCGACCCTGTTGTTCAAGCTCCTCAGTAGAGATAAGGGCAAACATAAAATCAGCAGTGGCAGGAAGACCAAAAGACTCAGAAGTATCGGTAAGATCTGGATCGCTATTGCCATAACCACTACGAGTGGTCTGAGTAGCACTAACGATAGGTATATTAGCTTCCACAGCAAGACCCCGAAGCTCCTCAGCAATCGCTTTAACATACGTGTAACTGTTGACAACTGCACCTTTATACCTCGCACTTGCACAAATATTAAGATAGTCCACGAAGATGATATCAGGTTTGAAATCTTTCTTTAGAGAAAGATCACTCAGGAGTGCCTTGAAGTGTCCTGCGTGGGCGGACGCTGTAGGATATTCTTTGATAATAAGTTTGCCTCTAGTCTTCCTAGCGATCTCCTGAACTTTGCTAGTGAAGAGAACCTCAGGTAGTTCTGCAATATCTTTAACAGGGACATTTAGAAGGTTTGCGTCAATTCGTTCAGCAATTTTCTCCTCTGCCATTTCACATGTAATGTAGAGAACGTTGTAGTTCTCAGTGAGGGCGGCAGCAGCCGCATGGCACATGAATAGAGATTTCCCGACGCCTGTACCAGCAAGAGCGACGTTGAGAGTCTTGTTAGAGAGACCACCTTTTGTGATAAAGTTAAACTTTTCGAGATCAAAGGGAACCTTTTCTTCTTTGCGGTGGTAGAAATCATAGCGGTCTGTTGCTTGTTCAATGTAATCGTGTCCAATGTGTTCGTCAAAAGATACCGCTAGTGCTTCTTGTAGAATGCCAGGTATCGCATCCTTTGATATTTTCTTATCGCCTCCATCTGCGATCTTGATCGACCGCATAAGGGCGAGGTAGATTGCTCTGTCTTGACACCACTTTTCTGTGGAGTCAATGAGCCATTCGTAATCGACCCATTCGTCCGAGAGGTCGGATACCGTCTGTACCGAATCTTGGTACGTGTCGTCAGTAAGGTCATTACGATTTTGTAGATTGATCGCAAGAACTTCTTTAGTAGGAATCTTGTCATACTTACTAGCGAAGTCAGCAATCTCCTCAAAGATAATCTTCTCATGATATTCTTGGAAGTAGTCTGCTTTCAGAAAAGGAACTACCTTGCGGTAATACTCCTCAGTGAAGAGGAGGTTTCGCAAGATAGTAGTTTCAATACGCTCAATTGCCATAGGAGAATTCTTTCTTTGCTGCTTCTTCGAGTTGTTCCATCACTTCGGGGGTGAAGTATTTTTCGGGATCAGCAAGTACAGCAGAAGGATAAACGGAAGATTCCCCAATAAGAACCCGATTACCGTTCTTCCCGAAGACTCCGTGCTCGATACCCA